GCGGCGTACCAGCCGGATGCAGTCCACCAGGGAGCGCAGATCGCGGATGTCAAGCGCGGCCTCGTCGCCGTCGAGACCGACATCGGCGAGCGCGCGCTTGGCGCCTTCCTCGGCGGCCCGCGTCAGGATCGCCTCGAACTCGGCATCGGGCATGCGCACGAAGCCCTCGGATCGGGGTGGGTTCATCGGATCCTCCTTCCGCCGCTCAGCCGACCTTGCAGCCCCAGAAGGACGTGTGATCGGCGGCGAAGTAGCCGTCTGCGACCCGGAAATACCCCTGCAGTTCGACGGTATCGCCTGCCGTCAGCGGCACCATTGTCTGAAGCCAGATGGCGGTGGCGAGCGAGACATGGGTGGCGGAGATTTCGCCGAGGGAGCCGCGGATTTCGGTGGTGCCGTTCAGCACGAGCCGCCCGCGCATGCGGGCCGTGGCGCTGGCGTTGATCTTGTAGAGCAGCGTCGCGCCGAAGAGGTAGGTCCCGTCCACGGGCGCCACGAAGTGGTTGTTCGCGGCGTCGAACGCGCCCTGATCGTTGTAGTCGGTGTTGTTGAGGGCGATCTTCGTCCAGGCCCCGAGGCCGACATAGTTGTCGTAATTGGTGTACGCCTTGAACCGCGGCAGTAGGGGCTGGTCGACGATGCCGGTGGCGTTGTCGACGCTGAGCCCGTCGACGAAGGTGCTGCCGTCGGCCGAAACCGCCAGCCGGAACCTGTCCGAGCCGAACAGGCCAACCAGCGCCTTGGTCACGAAGCCGGTCTGCAGCGTCAGCCCGAGATCGTCGCCCGCAGCCTCCTTGTTCATGGTGTAGAACAGATCGCCGGTGCCGCCCTCGACCACGGTCTTGGCGGTCCAGAGCGCGGCGTTCAGCTTGGCCGAGAACGGGTTCGACGCATCTGCTGTCGTGCCCAGCCCCAGGAGCGCGAGGTTCTGCAACGCGGCCGGTGTCGTCCCGACCCAGCCCACGCCGTCGTAGACCAGCAGAAGGCCCTCGTCCTCGACCCACGCCCGCCAGCCGGTGCGCGGTGTAAGGCGCAGCCACGCGCCGTCCGTCCAGATCGCCACGTTCAGATCCCAGCCCGCCCAGTCTCCCGTCGCGCCCGAGCCGACGATGTAACGGTCGCCGTCTGCGGGGCTTCCGGGCGGCGCGGTCAGGTTTCGGTCGAGGACCGAGAGCTGGACGAGCCCGTCGAGGATCCGCAGCGCCTCGTTGTGGGTGACGTGCTTCTGGGCCTGCGCTGCGAGGATGTAGGGCAGCAGGAGATGGGTCGTGGCGTCGGACATGGGCGGTCTCCAGAACGAAGAACGCCGCCTGCATGGCAGGCGGCGAACAGTGGCGCAGCGGTGGTACTGACGAGCTACCCGCGCTCGGGCGTCTTCCCCGGAATGGCCGACAGAACCGGGTCGGGCTTCGGCGCGTCCCACGTTGCGGTCATTGCGGCCCAGCGATCAATCTCGGCCCGGAAGGCCGGGTCGTCGATCCTCAGATGGAAGGTGTAGAGCCGATCCACGATCTCGCGCATCAGCGCGCGCATCTCGTCGTCGTCGATCCGCGAGACCTCGGACCACGGAATGCGGTTGCCGTCCGCGTCCACGACGATGACGTCGCTGCCGTCGCCTGTGCGCGAGGCAGGCACCTGACCCGCGGGGAGTGTCTCAAGCTGCGTGTTGCGCACGCAGGCCACGGCCATCACTCTGGCAAGATGGGCTGCAATCCTGTCTTCGTCCTCGGGGCGCATGTCCCAAGCCTACGACGTAGATCGCGCGCCGTGCCAGAACTCATTGCGCTACCTCAGAAGCTCAGCGTGACAGCCTTGGGCGCTCCCCGCCCGACAAGGGCGGAGAGCTGGTAGATGCGGACGTCGAGCGTGTCGCCGGGGCCGAGCGGCGCGCCCCAATCGGCGGTCTGGTCTGCGGCGGTGTAGACCGCGCTGGTGGTGGCGGTGCTCAGCACCCGCTTCACGGTGGCGCCGTCTAGGATCTCGACTTCGTAGGCTTCCAGCTCCTCGGCCAACGGCACCTCGAGCCCGCCCCAGCTGTCGGCCGCGAGAGCTCGGGACCGGCGTATCCAGCGGATCGTGAGATCGCCGGGCGTGCGCGGCGTACGCCACGGCTGCTCGACATGAGCGACGGAGAACGGCCGCAGCCCGATGCCCACCGGCGTGAAGGCTTGCGCGACATAGGTCTCGTCGCTGACCGGGCGGCTGGCCGGGCCGATGCGCCAGTTCCACGGGATGCCGTGATCGGCCTCGGCGATCGGCAGCGATGCGAGCGCGGTGTCCAGCACGACGACACGCGCGCCAGCAGGCGCCGGGTTGCCCATGGCACCCTCGGTGCCGCGCTGGCCCCGCAGGAGCCGGGTCAGACGATACCGGCCCGGCGCCAGAAGCTCGGCCGCGCCCGCCTGGACGATCTCCCAGACGCCGGGCGCGCTCTCGATGGCCAGCGCGTTCGCCCGGCCGAACAAGGTCAGGTCCGTGACGCTTTCCAGCGTGCCGGTCAGCAGATCGACCACCAGAGCATTGCCGAGATCGAAGCGCGAGGTGGGGCCCGGATAGAGGTCGGAGACCAGCACCCCGATCCGGGCGCGACTGCCGAACGTGGTCAGCAGCTCGAAGCCATCGGTCGAGGGGCTGCGGAACACCGCCATCTCGCCGGGCCAGGGTACGGCATTCGCCACGACAAACGGCCGATGCGCGGGCTGGTCCTCGGTCAGCTGCGGCAGATCCATCAGCACCGCATCCGGTGCGCCGAACACCACGGCGCGCGTCAGCGACGCCGCGCGGGGATCGCCGGGCGGCATGTCGTAGGTCGCCCGGTCCTGGCGCACCGCCTCGATGCCCCGCGCCTCGGCGTCGGCAATGGAGATGAGCCGCAGATCGACCAGCCGCCCGTCATGCTCCAGCCGGATCGCGTCGGCCGGATCCAGAGCGAGCCGCGACGGCGGCAGACGGAACGCTGCCGTCTCGCGCCCCACCCACGCCTCCATCAGCGCGCGACGGCAGCGGCGTTCGGCCTCCTCGGGCGGCACCGCCATCGGGAAGGACTCCGAAGCGATCCGCGTCGTGTCCACGGTGATGCGCCGCGCCTCGACGAGGGCCGCGTCGTAATCCTCGTCGGCGCGCGCGACCTGCCATTTCAGCGCCTGCGGCAGTTCCGTCTCCTGGCCGCGTGTCAGCTCCAGCACATCGCCCTCGCGGCCGGCCACAAGATCGTCGGGCGCAAGGGTGGCGACGGAGGCCCGCCCGCGCATGATGAAGCGGATCACGCCCTCGGTCTCGACCGCGTCGAAGCCGAAGTGGCGCGACAGCGTGGTGATCGAGGCGCGCGGGCTTTCCAGCGCCGTGATGGCGTAGCCCTCGACTGCGCCCCAGAGGCCCGAGACGTCGATGCGGTCCTCGGGCAGCCCCGCCCGTTTGCAAAGATGGCGGACCAGCGCAGCGAGCGACACCGCCCCGAGTCGTCCGGTCAGCCAGTGGCCGAGCCGCCAGTTCGCCCCGTCCGTCCAGACGTCGGTCAGCGCCGGGAAGAACGGATAGGGCCGTGCGTCCCAGGTCCAGGCGGCACATTCGGGGACATGCACCATCCGGCCGCCGTAGACCGAGGACACCGGGTTGTTCGCCGGGGCGCCCCACCAGAGATACGTTGCCTCAAGGTAAGCGCGCTGGATGGCGTCGTCGCGCCATCCCCGCGAGAAATGCGGCGTGAAACTCTCCGAGGATTTCGGGTCGAAGAAGACGTTCGGCTGGTTCGTGCCGCGGTCGATGGCCGGGCAGCCCAGCTCGGTGAACCAGATCGGCTTCGACTGCGGCGCCCACGCCGTCGGCGTTCCGCTCTCCACCCCGCCCAGGCGGTCGTAGTGGGCGTTCGACCACCAGGCGCGCAGATCCTTGTAGCGGAACACCCACGGCTTGGCCGCCGCGCCATCCGTGATCGGCGTCCGCACCTGCGCAGTTCGGTCGGCGGCGCTGGCGTAGAACCAGTCGAAGCCTTCTCCGCCCGCGATGTTCCCCTGCAGGTAGGCCCGGTCGTAGATCGCGGGCCAGCCCTCGGCCGCGTCCGCATGCTCGAACCCGTCCCGCCAGTCCGACAGCGGCATGTAGTTGTCGATCCCGACGAAATTGATCTCCGGATCGGCCCAGAGCGGATCGAGGTGGAAGAAGACATCGCCGCTTCCGTCGCCCGGCTGGTGCCCGAAATACTCCGACCAGTCGGCCGCATAGCCGATCCTGGTGCCGGACCCGAGGATCGAGCGCACATCCGCAAGGAGGTCCCGATAGGCCTGCACGGCCGGATAGGTGGCCGCGCCCGAACGGATCGTGGTCAGCCCCGGCATCTCGGTGCCGATCAGGAAGGCGTCAACCCCGCCCACCGCCGCGCAGAGATGGGCGTAGTGCAGCACCATGCGCCGAAGACCCCAGTCGCCCGATGGCCCGATCCAGCTGACGCTCTCGCCCGAGACGCTGAAGCTGCCGGGTGTGGCCGCTCCGAACAGCGCCGCGACCTGGCTTGCGGCCGCAGCGGTCTTGTCCACCGTCCCGGCGAACCCCGCTGCAGGCGAACAGGTGATCCGGCCGCGCCAGGGGAACGCAGGCTGGCCCACCTCGGCGGCATTGTCGGAATACGGGTTCGGCAGGCTGTTGCCGGGCGGCACGTCCATCAGCATGAATGGGTAGAAGGTGACGCGCAGCCCGCGTGCCCTCATCTCCTGGATCGCCTGCACCACGGCGAAGTCGGACGGCGTTCCGCCATAGACTGGGCGGTCCTGATCGTCGCGGCTGACCAGAAAGGCGCTGGCCCGGCTGACGCCGTTCACCGACCAGCTGGCGGGCGTGGTGGATTTGGCCGACACCTCGACGCCCGGGCGCACCTTGCAGGAGCCCGCGCGCAAATCGTCGCCGAACCACGCCACCACGAGGCTGACGCTCTCGACCGCAGGGGCCATCGCCTGCAGCCGGTCGAGTGCCTCCACCATGTCGGTGGAGTCGGCCAGCGCGTTCAGGTTCTCGGGCACCGTCGCGCCGCCGTCGGTCTTGCGGATCGCCTGTGTCGCGTAGGTGAACTCGCCCGAGGCCGGGATCATGGTGACGGCGCGGGTCAGCCCCTCGGCGGTGTCGGGATCGGCGAGCGGGCGGAAGACCTCGAAGGACAGCTGCGGCAGCCGGTTGCCATAGGTCGAGAGCGCTAGTTCCTCGAAGACCACATAGGCCGTGCCGCGATAGGCCGGCGTGCTGGCCGCGCCCATCTTCGCCGCGATGAACGGGTCCGCAGTCTGCGTCTCGTCGCCGGGATACCAGCGCCAGGTGACGCCGGAGAGGTCCATCGGCTTGCCGTCGGCCCAGATGCGGCCGATGCCGATGATCGGGCCCTCGCAAAGCGCCACGGCGAAGGAGGCGTAGTACAGATACTCGGTCGTCTTGACCTTGCCGCCCCCGCCACCCTTGCCGCCGCCCTGCGTTGTGGTCTTCGTCTCCTCGCGGAAATCGGTCGCCCAGATGATGTTGCCGCCCATGCGCATCCGGCCATAGAGCCGCGGAATCACCGCGCCCTCGGTGGCCGAGGTAATGCGCAGCGTGTCGAGCCGCGCACCCTCGATGCGTTGCGTCGGCGCCAGCGACGAGATGATCCAGCTGTCGACCACCGAGCCGATGCTCGAGCCGATGAAGCCGCCGATGGTGGCGGCGCTGACGCCGAGGATCGCGCCGCCGATGCTGCCGCCAATGGCGGCGCCGGCTGCGCCGAGGACAAGCGTGGCCATGTCGGGGTCTCAGCGTTGCGGGAACAGGAAGGCGAAGGCAATGCGCCGCCGCCAGGATGGAGTGAGCGGCTCCTCGATCACGCCCAACCGCTCATAGGCGTGGAGGAAGCTGTCGGGCCCGGTCAGGATCCCGACATGCTTTGCGATGGCGCGGGGCTTCATGCGGAAGAGGACCAGCGCGCCGGGACCGACCTCGGCGGGCGACACCTCGATCATCATGCGCCGCGCGCCCTCGGCCAGAACTTCGCGCGGACCGGTCTCGCCCCAGTCGCGGCTGTAGGGCGGGATCGGGAACGGCTCGGGGTCGACGGCCTCGCGCCAGACGCCCCGGGCCAGGCCGAGGCAGTCGCAGCCGACGCCGCGCAGGCTCGCCTGGTCGTGATAAGGCGTGCCGAGCCAGGAGCGTGCGACGGCGATGACGCGTGCGGGGTCAGCGGAGATCACAACACCGAACCCCCATGCCCGCCGTCCTTGGTGGCATAGCGCAGCACGGCGTCCTGACCGGGGATGTGCGGGAAGCCGCGGAAGTTGGCGGTGTTGGCGAACTTCGCCCCGCAGGTCTCCATGCGCTTGTCGCAGCCCGCGCGGATGGTGAAGGCGTCGCCCTCGGCGATCGCGCGCACTGGCGCTTCGAGCAGGGTCAGAACAGCGATGCCGTCCGTCACGTCATGGCCCAGCACTTCCGCGCGACGCCCCGCATTCGTGCCGCTGGTCCATTCGATTATCCCGAAGGTGAACCAGCCGACCACGAACCCGCCGAGCCCCGATGCGGTGAAGGCGCGGTCGCGCAGAAGGTCGATCACCGCACCGGTGCCCTTGTAGGTTGGATCCTCCAGATCGACCTCACAGCGCGCATCGCCGAGCACGGCGTCGCAGGTCGCCTGGAACGTCCGCCCGACCGTCTGGCCCAATACATGCGCGAGCGATCGCACCTCGGCGACGAAGGCCAGCCGCCCGCGCCGGATCTGGCCGATGGCCCCGCGCCTCATCAGCACGCGCTGGCCGGTGTCGGCCCAATTCACCCGCCAGACCTCGACCGCCGCGTTGTCCCAGCGGCCGTCGAGGATGTCGGTCTCGGTGATCCGGTCGGAGGTCAGCACGCCCTCGGCATCCTGTGCATCGACCGACAGGTCTGACCCCGAGCGCACCTCGGACGCCGTGAGCCCGCTCTCTGGCTCGAAGTCGGTGCCGTCGAAGCTGAGCGTCCGGTCGTGGTCGGTGAAGCCGAAACTCGAGCCATCGGCGCGCGCGATCCGCCAGCACCAGGCGAGCGTCGTCGTGCCATCTTCGAGATGGGCCTGCAGGGCGGGCGAGAAGGTCTTCATCGGCGCAGTTCCAGAAGCGGAATGGAGGTGATCGAGCCGAGCCTCTCGAGGTCGAGCGTCACGTCGAGCACGTCGGTGTCGAAGCGGACGGGCACGTCGAACTCGAACCCCGCGGTGATGGCGCCGCCCGATCCCGGCGCGGTGCTGAAGGTGACCACGCCGGTCGTGGTGTCGACCGACCAGCCGGAGAGCTGCTCGACGCCCGCCAGCGCGATGCGCACGGTCCCGGCGGCCGGCTTGGCGATGGCGCGCGACCAGGACTGCGCCCCCGAGGCGTAACGCTTCACCAACTGGAAGGCGGTCGCCGCGCCGTCGCCGGTGCCGATCGCCTGATCGGTGGGCGACGGTGTGCCTGATGGCAGGCAGGACTTGTGGTCGCCCCAATCCTTGAAGCGGAAACCATGCAGGCGGCCATTGCGCGCCTCGAAGAAGGCAACCACCGCCGCCAGATCGTCAGCGCGGCGGATGCCGTAGGCGACATCGTAGCGGCGGCGGCTGTTCGCCCAGCTGGCGTTGCGTTCCTCGTCACCCGAGGCAAGCTCGACGATCTGCGTGCGCCTTTGGGGCCCGCCCCGCGCGCCCCGGCTGATGTTGTCGGGAAAGCGGACCTCGTGAAACGCCATCACATGCCCCTCCGCCCGAGCGACACCGCGCGGGCGATGTCGGCCGCGACCTGCGTGCGCGACTGCCGGAAGCTTTCGGCGTCGCGGGCCATGATGGTGACGTTGACCCCGGCGCCTGCGCCGTAGCTCTGCGCCTCGCGGCGCGACAGCACGCGCTCGCCGCGCTGCAGGATTGCGGGCACCTCGTCGTGGCGAAGTCCGGCCATGCCGCCGCCATGCATGCGCGGCGCGGCGGCGAAGGCCATGGCCGGGACCATACGGGACGGCCCAGCCGAGCCGACCATGCCGCCCGCATGCAGGACGTTGGCGAAGATGCCGCCCGCCCCTGAGAACACGCCGGAGAGCGCGTTTGCGATCGGCCCGAGGATGAAGCGTCGGGCGGCGAGCTGGGCGAGATCGGCCAGCAGCGAAGTGACGAGGTCGCGGAAGTTCAGCTTGCCGGTCTTCACGAACTGGCCCACCGCGTTCTCGGCCGACTGGAAGGCGCCGACGAGGCTCTGGCCGATGTCGCCGCCGATCTCGCGCGCCTTGCTGGCGTAGTCCGACAGCGCCGCCGTGACCGCCTGCCAGCCGGTGACGGCAGCCTCAGTCGCGGGCTCCGCTGCCGCAGCGGCAGCTCCGGCCGCCGCACCTGCATCCGTCGCGGCGCGCCCGGCATCGCCGAGCGCCGTCTCGAGCCGCTCGGCCGCGCCGGTGGCCTCGGTCAGCGCATCGGCTCCATCCTCATCGGTGCCGCGCACCGCATTGCGCAGCGCCTGCCAGCTTTCGAGCTGGGCGCGGGCCCCTTCGGCAAGATCGCGCGCCGCACCACGATAGAGGTTCGCGGACTCGAGCGCGCGGGTTGCCGCCTCGGTCAGGCCGAGATCGGGCGCGGTCAGCGGATTGTCCTCGAAGGCCCGGTCGAAGGCCGCCTGTGCCGCTGTCGTGGCAGCACTGGCCGCGCCCTCGAAGCGGTTCTCGATCTCGCCGAGGTCGAGGTCGGGCACCAGCGAGATGCGGCGCTCCGACCCGAGGGCTTCGAGCCCCTGATTGATGCCGCCGATGAAGCCGTTGATGCGCGAGACCACACCGTTCAGCATCGCCTCGACGCCGTCGACGAGGCTGTTGGCCGCCTGGAACGCCAGATCGCCGATGGCGGCGGGCAGCAGACCCCAGATCGCCTTGATCGCCTCGTAGGCCCCCTCGAACGTGTTCACGGCGGTGTTGCCGAAACCGACGACGCTCTCGATGGCGCTCTGCATGCCCGAAGCGGCGTCGGCCTTCAGGTCGAAGAACATCGCCGTGGCCGCAGCGCCCGCCGCAGCCGCGCCCATCCTGATCCGCTCCCAGACCTCGACGGCAAGGTCCTTCAGGAGCGACATCGCTTCGCCAAACCCGCCCGCACCGGAGACGAGGCGTGTGAACTGGTAGACGAGCTCGCCCGCGCCGACGATCAGCGCCCCGATGCCGGTGCGGATCAGCGCGCCGCGCAGCACGACGAGCGCCGTGGCGAGGCCGCGCACGGAGAGCGCCGCAGCGGCCATGCCAGCCACCCATCGGCCCGCGAGGAAGGCCGCGAAGGTGGCGGCATAGGTGGTCAGGCGACCGATGTTGTCGAAAAGCCCGCGGATCGCGATGCCGAGCGGCCCGGTGCGGCTGGCGACCGCAGCCATGGCGTTGGCGACGGCTTCCAGCGCGGGGGCCGCGGCGACCGCGAGCTGGTTCGACAGCCCGCGCCAGATCAGCCCGAGCTGAGAGATCGCATCGTTCGTGCGCTCGATCTGGTCGGCGTCCTGCTCTGAGACAACCACCCCGAAAGCGAGCACGTCCTCCGTCGCCTGGCGCAGCGTCGCGGTGTCGATCCGCGACATGGCGATGGAGCCTTCCTCGCCGAAGAGCTGGCCCGCGACCGCCGCGCGCTCGGCGGCAGGCACGAAGCTCTCGATCGCCGCGTTGATGGCGCCGACGCGCTGGTCCAGCGGCAGAGCGATCAGGTCGTTGGCGGAAAGCCCCAGCCGGTCGAGCGCGTCGGCAGCGGGGCCGGTCCCGGCGGCCGCCTGACTGAGACGGCGCGTCAGATCCTTGGTGGCCTGTTCGATGCCGGACATGGAGACGCCCGCCAGCTCGCCCGCGCGCTCCAGCGTCTGGATCGAGGCGACGGTGGTGCCGAGCGACTGCGCCAGTTTCGCCTGCGCATCCACCGTCTGCAGGCCGGAGCGCACCATGGCCACACCAGCGGCGGCGGCGGCGGCAACCGCCGCTGCGGCGGCCACGCGCACCCGTCGCGAGAAGGCTGCGAGCCGGGCGTTGGCCGCTTCCATCTCCCGGCTGAGCCGTCCGAAGCCGCGCGCGCCAGCCTCGCCCACGCCTTCCAGTTCGGCGCGCACCTGCCGTCCGCCCACGGCGGCGAGGCGGACGCTAACTCGTTTTTCCGCCATGGGAGTGATCCATCTGTTCGTTGAGTTTGGCGACCATCACCGCTTCGATGACGGGCAATAGTTCGGCCATGGCGATCGGCGGCACGCCGAGGGCGTCACCGAGCGCCAGCGCGGCGGACATGTCCCAGCCGATCACTATGCCGGGCAGGACACGCAGCTGGCCGCCGAGACGACCGACCAGGTCCCAAACCTGCCAGCCCTCCGGCGTTTCCGGACGGTTCAGCCGCGCCGGGCAGTCCGGGCAGGCTTGCGTGCAGGCTTGGCAGTAGCGCTCGCCCCCGCCGAAGTACCATTCGGCGAGAGCGCGGAGCCGTTTTTTTCCTGCTCCAGCAGCAGGCCCTTGGAGACGTAGGTCAGCTGGAAAGCCTCGAAGATCGGCCAGACATCGAGCAGCGCGTCGACGGCCTCGGGGCTCGGGTCGATGGGCTTGCCGTCTGCATCGCCGATGCCCTCCCAGGCGAGCACCGCCCGCCGCGCCAGCGCCTTGGCGAAGGCGACAGCGCGCTCTTCGTCGGAGGCGTCCTCGGGCACCGCCTCCACTACGGGGTCGCTGCGGGTCGCCACCATCAGAGCGGTGGTCAGCGGGCGCAACTGCACCCGAACGCCGGGGGCGAGGTCATGCCAGCGCGGGGACTTGGTCAGGTCGAGAGTCAGCATCAATACGTCTCCACATCGTTCACGAGGGTGGCGGTGCACATCCGGCCGACGACGCTGTCGCGCGCCGCCTGCCAGTCGAAGGTCGCCTGAACGCCCTGCGGTCCGGAGATCTCGATGCGCGGGCGCGGCAGGTAGACGGCGTGCACGGTGAAGGTGAAGCTTTCGCCCGAGGGCAGGACGTAGGCGAATTCCATCTCGCAGGCCTCGCCGTTGATGGCCTGCGTCACCAGCGTCTGGTCGGCGAAGCGCACCTCGATCCGGCCGGTCAGCGCGGCGATGGACGGGTCCGCTCCGTCGATGCGCCCGTCCGAGCGGATCGTCTCGATCCGGTCGAGATTGTTGGCATAGGTGATTTCAGCCGAGACCACGTTGCCGAGTGCGGTGCCATTGCGGGTGATCGCCCCGTTGAAATGGCCGAAGCGCTTCAGCTCCAGCGCGGCCGGTGTTCCCGCGCTCGTCGTGGTCCCGACCGTCTCGCCCTGCGCGACCAGCCGTGCCGTTGCGGTCAGCAAGCCCGAGCGCTGCATCTGCCAGCTGATCTGGTCGAGCACGCAGCCGGAATACATGGCGTAGCGCGGCACCTCGGGCATGCCGGTCTCGATAGACATGCTGGGCAGCGTCCAGGACCCCGACTGGAACTCGTGGCTGTATGGCGCTTCCACGCCCGTGGTCGTCGGCGCACCGAACGCCGCCTTCAGCCAGAACCCGAAGGCCTCGGCGTCGAGCGGCACGACGACATCGCCGTCCGCCGTGACCGCGTCCTTGATCGGCGCCAGCGGATCGCGGCCGTAGCCGAGCAGCTCCGAGTTCAGCAGCGGCTGCTCGGCGCCGAGCGACGTGCTGGCGAAGGGCATGCGGGTGAAGCCGCTGGCGGGCGGCGTTCCATAGGTCGTCTCGAACGCAAGCGCCATCAGCGCCCGCGCCCCCTGGGCTCGTGCCATGGTGTTCTCCTCGGGTTGTCGGGATCAGCCGAGCGGATCGGCCGTGGAATAGTGCAGGATCACCGGGATCACGGCGGCCTTCAGGCTGGCCGCGCCCTCGACTGGCAGATCGACCGGGCGCGGGGCTTCCGCCTCGACCCAGTCGCAGAGCCCGCCGAGCGTGCGGTCGGCGGCGAGCGCCGCGCCGATGCTGGCGGTCAACGTGTCGAAGGCGGCGTCACGGGCTGCGCCCTGCACGACCGCCTCGATATCGACCCGGTGCTGGTAGTGGTAGGCGAGCGGCGACAGCGTCACCTCGGGCTCGCCCGGTTCGCCGTCGCGCAGGATCAGCAGGCCCTCGGCCGGCACACGCTCGGGCAGGACGTCACCGCGCAGGGCGGTCGAGGGCAGCGCCGAAAGCCGCGCGTGCAGTGCGGCGAGGATGGTTTCGCGTGGGGTGGGCATGGAGGGTCTCTTCGATGTCCGAAGCGCCCGAACATGGGCAGCTTGACCTTTGCAATTCTTGACAGTTTCAGAGCACTTCCGGTAACTGGACCCATGGGGATTGCGAGCTCCCCACGAGGCGCCAGCTGAAGATCGCGTTCCTGTTCAACCCCGGCGACGGAGGAACGCACATGCCTGCGCCCAATGCCATTTCGTTCGACAAGCTCACCCGCATCATCGGAACCCCCCGCGCACCGCTTTTGCTCGACGTGCGGTCCGAGGAAGATTTCGCCGCCGATCCACGATTGCTCCCAGGTTCTGTCCGGATCGACGACCAGGCGCTCGCCGCCCTCGCGCCTCAGCTCGGCGGCCAGCCGTCGATCGCCGTCTGTCAGGCCGGTCACCGGCGCAGTCAGGGCACCGCCGCCTGGCTTCGCGCCGAGGGCTGCGCCTCGGAGTATCTCGAGGGTGGGTTCGAGGCCTGGCGCTCCGCCGGACTGCCGCTGATCGATCCCGCGAAGTTGCCCGCGCGCGACGCGCAGGGGCGCACCATCTGGGTCACGCGCGCGCGCCCCAAGATCGACCGCATCGCGTGTCCCTGGCTGATCCGGCGCTTTCTCGATCCCCGCGCGATCATCCTGTTCGTGGCGCCCGCCGAGGTGGTGGGCGTGGCAGAACGTTACAACGCGTCGCCCTTCGACATCGAAGGCGTGTTTTGGAGCCACAGGGGCGACCTTTGCACCTTCGACGTGATGCTGGCCGAGTTCGGCCTGAGCATTCCCGCGCTCGACCGGCTCGCGACAATCGTGCGCGGCGCCGATACCGCCCGGCTCGACCTTGCGCCCGAGGCCGCTGGGCTGCTTGCCGCGTCGCTCGGCCTGTCGCGGATGTATTCCGACGATCTGGAGCAGCTGGAGGCCGGGATGCTGCTCTACGACGCCTTCTTCCGCTGGGCGCGGGACGCCACCGACGAGACCCACAACTGGCCCACCAACAAGCCGAAGGCAGACTGATGCAGGACCGCGCGTACCCCACGCTGGCTGCGGCCACCCGCATCTGGGCCCGCATCGGCCTGTTGAGCTTCGGCGGTCCGGCCGGGCAGATCGCGCTCATGCACCGTATCCTCGTCGAGGAGCAGCGCTGGCTCGGCGAGAAGCGGTTCCTGCACGCGCTCAACTACTGCATGCTGTTGCCGGGTCCGGAAGCGATGCAGCTCGCCGTGTACATCGGTTGGCTGATGCATCGCACGCTCGGCGGCATCATCGCGGGCGTCCTGTTCGTGCTGCCCGGCGTCGTGGCGATCATGGCACTCAGCTGGATCTACGCGCTCTACGGCAATGTCGGACCGGTCGAGGCGCTTTTCTTCGGGCTCAAAGCCGCGGTGCTGGCCATCGTGGTGCAGGCGGTCATCCGCATCGGATCGCGCGCGCTGAAGAACGGTGCGATGGTCGCCATCGCCGCGGCCTCGTTCGTGGCGATCTTCGGCTTTGCCATTCCGTTCCCGCTCATCATCCTCGTGGCTGGCCTGATCGGGTTCTTCGGCGCGCGGGCGGGCTTGCCAGCATTCCATGGCGGCGGCGGACACGGCAAGGTCGGCAAGGTCCAGGTCGACGACGCCGATACGCTGCTGGGCGAGGAATCGCCTGATCACACGCAGGTCAACCGGGGTTGGGCGTTTCGCATCTCTGGGGTGTTCCTCGCGCTCTGGCTGGCGCCGGTTGGACTGTTGTTCGCGGTACTTGGGCCAGAGAACGTGTTTTCGCAGATCGCGGGCTTCTTCAGCGTCATGGCCGTGGTGACCTTCGGCGGCGCGTATGCGGTGCTGGCCTATGTCGCACAGGAGGCGGTGCAGAACTACGGCTGGCTTGCTCCCGGTGAGATGCTGGACGGGCTCGGGATGGCGGAGACCACGCCCGGCCCGCTGATCATGGTGACGCAATTCGTGGGCTTCATGGGTGCCTTCCGCGAGGCGAGCGGCCTGTCGCCCCTGATGGCGGCAACGCTCGGCGGGCTGCTGACGACGTGGGTGACCTTCGTTCCCTGCTTCCTGTGGATCTTCCTCGGCGCGCCCTTCATCGAGCGTCTGCGCGACAACGCGGTGCTGACCGCCGCCCTGACCGCCATCACCGCGGCCGTGGTGGGCGTCATCCTGAACCTCGCCGTCTGGTTCGGTCTGCACGTCGTCTTCGACGAGGTGCGGACGCTTACAGCATACGGCCTCGATCTCGATGTGCCCGTCTGGTCCACGGTGAACCTGGCGGCTGCGGCGCTGGTGCTTGCCGCGCTCGTGGCTGTCTTCCGCTTCCGGCTGGGCGCCGTGACGGTCCTTGCGGGCTGTGCGCTTGCCGGTGTCGCGCTGGCGTTTGTGGGCCTGACCTGAGGCTGCTCTTGTTCAAGCGCTGATCATAGCTTCGCCTCCACCCAATTCGCCACGATCAGCCCCGGCACGCTGTCCAATGCCCGGTCTGCATCCCGTGCCAGGTCCAGACGCTTCGGCAGCTTGACCTGCGGCACGAGCAGGAAGATCGGCGCGGTGACCTTGCCGCGCCCGGTCTTCGAGCGCGACACCACCGCCTGGCCCTTCGTGTTCAGCCGCCCCTCCGCCACCAGCAGGCTCGGGCCGGTGCGGCGATAGACGAAGCGCAGGCGCAACCCGCGTCGCCGTTCCCACTCGCCGGGCGTGATCCGGCCGCCGCGCAGGGACTTGCCCGCCGCAGGCAGCGGGATCGCCAGCCAGAACCCGTTCTTCGAGCGGATCAGCGGCCCAGTGTCATGGGCGCCGACGATGACCGGGGCCTTCGACCAGACCAGTGCTGCCGCGTCCAGGCTCTCGCCTGACTTCGGGAAGTTCTGGCTCCGGATCGAGTTGGCGAGCCGGGGCCCGAGCCCCGCGCCGGTGATCTGCAGCCGCCACGCTGACTTCAACCCGATCCCGGCCTCGCGCATGGCGGCCGTCACCGCGCGTTCGCCCGCCGCGACCTCCGCCGCCATCATCGCGACGATGTCGGGATCGATGTCGAGCTTCAGTTTCATCGGGGTCACGCCGGGCGCAGGTCGATGGTCCAGACGAGCCGCTCGCGGTCGCGAACCGGCTCTCCCTGGATGAGGAAGGCGTCCCCGTCGATCTCGATCCTGTCGCCGGGACGCGGTGTCGGCACCTCAGCCACGCGCAGGTCAATGCGGGTGGTCTCGGACCAGAGCCGCGCGTCGCCGAAATCGCTGATCGCATCGGCACGCCGGTCGACGAGGCGCACCAGGACGGGCGCGCCGCCGTCGGCGATGTAGATCGCATCCCGGCCGATGTTCGGATCGGCGAAGAGCGCGCCGACGGCGGCGGCGAAGGCGCTCATCAGAACGCCGCGTTCAGGCGCACCCGGCCGATGGTGTCGCCCGCGCCGCTCGCCACCGCCTCGACGGCCACGCCGACAAGAGTGTTGTCGGTCGCGACGGTCGTGCAGCGCTTGTTCGTGTCGTCCCAATAGACCTCCGCGCCGACGGTCCAGGCCTGGGAGCCGACCTTGGTGATGTCGAAGACGCCGACGAGCGCGGTCTCGACGGGTTCGGCGATGGCGGCGTCCCCGGCGGCAATGCCGAAGATGGAGCCGACGAGCAGGCCATCGCCCGAGGCGACGGCATAGGGCGCGGTCAGGGTGATGGTGTTGCCGGGCTGGACGTAGTTTTTCATGGGGATGATCCTCGTGGAAAGACGAAGGGCGGCCCGATTGGACCGCCCGCGTGTCAGGGTTCAGCATGTTGGGGCGCAGGTTACGCGCCCGGGTTCTTGTAGAGACCCCGCCAGTCGATGGCCTTGGCGCCGAAGTCGAGGCGGCACTTGATCTCGACGCCGTCGACGTCGAAGCCGTTGCGGGTCTCGATGTAGGCGCCCTGCTGCCCCTCGAGATAGGCGTACTCGATGGTGTCGATCTGGTTCGGGCTGGCCGCCAGATACCAGGCGGTCTCGCTGGCGGCGTCGAGACGGGGCTCGCTGATCGGCGCGAGGGTGCGGATCGACTGCGGCACCACGCTGGAGGTCGCGGCGGGCACCAGGTTCTGGGCGACCAGCTGCTCGGCCTTCAGCTCCAGCGAGGCCGGCACGATCAGGAAAGCAGGGCGGACGTTCAGCACCGTCTTCTTGTCGAGGCCGGTCTGCTTGGCCATCGCCGCCCGCGCCGCACCGACGCTGCCTACATCGAGCGCCGCGCCGGTGCCCGCGAGGTTCTTGTGCGTGGTGTGGAACAGCGCGTTGCCGTCGGCCATCGCCGGGTTGGCGGTGATGATGCCCCAGACCACGTCCGACTCCAGCTGGGCGATGGAGTTGCCGTACATCGCCGGGATGCGGGTGAAGGCGTCGAGATCGTCGTTGATCAGCGTCTGGCGGGTGATCGCGACCACCCGGCCGTAGGTCTTGACCTTGTAGCTCTCCTTCGACTCCCCAAGCGTGCCGCGCTTGAACTCGCCGCTCTCGCCCACTTCCAGAAGCTGCGGCGCCTCGCCGAGCTGGACCCGGTGCATGGACTTGAAGTCGGTCGCCAGCACCTGGCGGCAGAAGAGCGCGAAAGTGCGGGGATAGGCGTCATAGGCCTGCCGCAGGGTCTTGTTGGTCACGGCCGACAGGATCTCGGGAAAGTCCGAGGTCGAGTGCAGCGCCCGCGTCGCCACCTCGTCGCGCGACAGGCCGCGCGTGTTGACCCCGGCATTGCCGAGGCTTTCGCGGGCCAGTTCCAAGAGCGTCATGCCGCGGTACTGGCGAGCGGCATCCTCCAGCGGAAACAGCGTCGGGCTGTAGCGGTGCAAGAGCGCGTTTGCCACGGCGTCGCGGCGGGTGATCCGCTCGTCCCGGCCGCCGAGGGGGACCGAGACATGCGGGAATGTCCGGGTCTCGTCGGATTTCGCTGCGACCTGGTCGAGGATCAGGCGGCGGGACTCGTCGACGCTGACGCCGCGCTTGACCAGATCCTCGGCGAAGCTGCGCTCGAGGTTCAGGCGACCGGTCAGATCGTAAATGGTGGAGACGCGGTCGCGTTCGGCCTCGCGGGCACGGGTTGCGACGGCCTCGGTGTCGGGCGGCAAGGACATCATCGTCATCAACGACGAGGCGCACCACGCCTACCGCAAGCCGCCCGAGGTGAAGATCAGCAAGAAGCATGCCGAAGAGCATGGCATCGACTTGGATGAAGCGACGCGCTGGATCGAGGGTCTGGACCGCATCCACAAGACCCGGCGCATCCAGCGCTGCTTCGACCTCTCGGCCACGCCTTTCGCGCCGACCGGCAAGAAGAGCACCGATACCGCGCTGTTCGACTGGATCATCTCGGATTTCGGCTTGAACGACGCGATCGAGGCCGGGCTGGTCAAGACGCCGCGCGTCGTGGTCCGCGACGATGCTGTCCCGGACGCCAAGACATTGCGCTCGAAACTCTACCACATCTACCGCGACCCGACCGTTTCCGAAGACCTGAACCGCAAGGCCGAAGCGTATGAGGCGCTGCCAAAACTGGTCCAGGACGCCTATACGCTGCTCGGCGCCGACTGGCGGGAAACCCGGGCGCAATGGCAGGAGGCCGGGCATCATTCCCCGCCGGTCATGCTGACGGTCTGCAACCGCACCGAAACCGCAGCCCGCATAGAGACCTATTTCAACAAGGGCGATGCGCACTGGCCCGAATTGCACGCACCGACCCGAACGCTCCGGGTCGATTCCAAGGTGCTGGAGAAGGCCGAGATCGGCGAGACCGCGACCTCCGACAAGGATTACGAGGCGCGGCTGAAGGCAATCATCGACGCTGCAACCATCCCCGAGACCCGCCGCCAGCAGTTCCGCGGCCTGAAGAAGGAAGAACTGCTGCGTGAGATCGTGGACAACGTCGGGAAGCGAGGAGCGGCCGGACAGGATCTGCAGAACGTCATATCGGTTGCGATGCTGTCGGAGGGGTGGGACGCCAAGAACGTCACGCACATCATGGGCCTCCGGGCGTTCACCTCCCAGCTGCTCTGTGAACAGGTCGTCGGGCGCGGATTGCGTCGGGTGTCCTATGACACGGACGAGAATGGTCTGTTCCTGCCCGAATACGTCAACGTTTTCGGTGTGCCGCTTTCCATTTCGGAAACAGGCGAAGGCGGGGAAGCGCCGCCGCCTCCGAAGCCGACCACCCAGATTGAAGTCCTGCCCGAGCGGGCTCATCTGGAACTTCGCTGGCCGAACGTGCTGCGGGTTGAAACGGTCGTGAGACCGCAGCTGACCATGGACTGGGGCAAGGTTGCGCCGCTCGTGCTCGACCCTGCCAGCACGCCAATCAGCGCGGAAATGGCTCCTGCGCTCGGCGGCGCGACCGATATGGGCAAGGTGACAGCCATCGACCTCGAGAAGCTGCCAGACGGCTTCCGTCTGCAACGTCTTGTCTTTCAGGCAGCACGAAAGGCCTTCGCCGAACTCAGCCACGGTTTCTCGGGTAGCCACGAGTATCTCGCGGCGCAGCTGGTCAGGATCGTCGAGACGTTCCTCAACTCCGACCGCCTCGACATCCCGTCGCTGTTCCACTCCGACCCGCTTCGGCGGCGGATTCTGATCGCGCTCAACATCGACCTTGTCGTTCAGCATGTGTTGAGCAACGTCACCGAGCAGAACACGGAACGCCTGACGCCGGTCTTCGACGAGGAAAATCCCATCGGCGCCACCGGCCAGATGCGGACCTGGTACACCACCAAGCCGTGCTTTCCGACCACCAAGTCGCACATCAGCCACCTGGTCGGCGATTCGTCCTGGGAGGGACATGCCGCGAACATCTTCGAGAAGCGCGACGACGTCATCGCCTATGCCAAGAACGATCACCTCGGGTTCCAGATCTACTACATGTGGGCCGGTTCACGACGCCGATATGTTCCGGATTTCCTCGTGCGCCTTGCCAGCGGCACCATTCTGGCGCTTGAGATCAAGGGCACCGACAGCCCCCAGAACAAGGCCAAGCGGGACGCGTTGAACGAGTGGGTGAAAGCCGTTAACGCGGCGGGCGGCTTCGGCCACTGGGCATGGGATGTCGCGTTCAAGCCCGCGGAAATTCAGGACATTGTCACGAAGCACTCAGCCGTTGCGGAACCCGTTGCATAATGGGATCCGGCGACCATCCGTCGAAGCCTGACCTGACCGCGAATGGCTATCTCGGCAGCTTGGCTTCCCCGCCGGTGATGGTCGCAAGGAAGGCATCATCCACCTGCGGCTCGTCCCATCGTTCGGCGAGGGTCAGCCAGCGGTCGAGGTGGTCGCGGAACCCCGGATCGTCAGCCTTGAGGTAAAAGGTGTAGAGCCGGTCGACGATCTGTCGCATCAGGCTTCGCATCTGGTCGTCGTCGAGATGTGACGCGTCAGACCATGGAAACTTGCGGCCGTCGGCATCGGTGATGAACACGTCCGAATAGTCTCCAGTGTGTGTGACCGGGACAGTCCCCGCGTGCAATTCCTCGATCCCCGTGTTGCGCACACAGATCATCGCCATCAGTTTCGCCAGCCGGGCAGCGATGCGCTCCTCGTCAGCCGGCTTCATGGTTCGGACCTCTTAAGATCGTTCGACCGAGGCTTCACGAACAACTCGACGAGAGCCGCTTCGGCTCGCGCCAGTCCATCTTCTGTCAGGGCGAGCGATTTCGCCTTGCCGATGGGATCGTGGATCAGCCCCTTGGCGTGTAGCCGGTCGGTGATCGACCAGTCGATCCCTTTCCAGACGCGATTGCCGTCATGCAGCGTCAGGCTGAGGATCGCCAGCGCCGCGTCGTCGAGCTTGTCGGTGTCGAGTTCCGGTTTCGCCATTTATTCCCTCCTTCACCGAAAGGATGCCGTCGTTCCCGAAAATTCTCAATGGCGGTATGGATTTGCGCGGCTGGAGGGGGAAGGAACGGGTTAGATTTCTGGTCCTTTCCACAAACGCCACTGGCATCGAAGTGTTCAGGTGGCGAGAGGAACTGTCCCTATATTTTCAACTGGTTACGGGCTCTACACCGAATGCGCGCAGTCGAGAGGTCCGGAGAATATCTCGCTGCAGAGAACGTGTCTGGCCGCTTTGGAGAGGACGCGGGTGCAAAGCCAACTGCGCATAACCCTCGAAAACAACGAGAAAATCCGGCCGTAGCCGGATCGGGAGAACGCTTTCGCAGGGGCAAGTGGCGGAGGGAGTGCCCTTCCAACTGGACCGTCTCCTGTGACCCTTGAGGATGCTCCGGCAGGATTACGAGTCTTACGGACTTCTAGGGTCTGTGGGGATTCACACTCGGAGGCTGATGTGATTCATAGTCAGGATGGATCGCAATGTTCTGACGGATGCCCAATGGGCGAAGATTGAGC